CGCTTTCTGTTGGTCTTTGTTAATTGACGGTTTCAACTTGATCTCGTCATAATATTTACTTTTAACATCTTCCAAGAAAGACTTAGCTTTTGCAACCTCTTCTTTAAATGCGAGTTTCTTTTTTCTGATGTCTCGCTCATCATCAATATCTTCGTCGTAGCTGAATTTGTCATCCATAAGGAATTCAATTTCTTCTCCGTCTAAATGCGGTCTTGATTTTTTGTAGTATTCCTTAAGTAAAACTTCTGGATTTACTTTTGTGTAATCTACATTAAGCCTTGTATAATCTTCTACAGTACCACCAGTCTCTTCCATAAAAGCAATAAGCTTCTCTATGTTTTCCGGTAATGGCTTACCTAATGTTTTAAATTCTTGTTCTATCTCGATAGTTTGTTCCGGCGTAATTTCAATTGTCTCGGTTTGCTCTATCTCTTCAATAACATTTTCAGGTTCTAGCGTAGGCTCTACAGGTTCTTGAGTTTGTACTTCTGCCACAACTTCCGGAGCAGCAGGTTGTACAATCTCTTTTTCTATTTCTACCTTTGTTACTTCAGGATCTTTTAATTCAACCTTAGTAGTAACATTTGGTTTATTTAATTTTCTAGGTGCAGGCTTTCTCTTTTGTAATTTGAAATCGCCTTCTTGTTTAATAATTTCTGACATGATATAATATTATAAAATTGGTTAACTATTGTTTATGAGAATAAGTCGTTACTCAAATCCCCCATTCCGTCGAAGCTAGATTCAAAATCTTTTGGCGTAGTAGCGTTCTGTCTTTGATCAATTAATTGACTTTGTTGAGAACCTTGCATTTTTATACGCTTATCTTTTCTATCTTCTATTTCAGCAATCTTAGCTTTATTAGCATCGCCTTCTGCTGTAACAAGTTGCATTTTATATCCAAACTCTTCAGCCATTAATTGTTTCTTAATTAATAACTCTTGCTGTAACTTTTGAAGCTCTAGATTTGCTTTTGCTTGCTCAATCTGTATTTGTGTTTCCGCTAATGCTTGTTGCTTTTGAACTTCTGCCATCGCAGCAGCTTCTGACGCTTTAGCATTTGCTTGTGCTTGTGCTTGAATATTAGCTTGTTGCATCGCTTGCTCTCTTGCGATCTTCTTCTTACGTCTGTATTTTAGAGATTGGTTAGCTAGCTTAAGATTTTTAATTTCTCGCAAATCTATAATGTCTTCAAGATCAATGCCTCCTGTTTGCAGTGCTATTTGCATGTTCTGCTCTAACTGAGCTTTTTCTTCTTCATCTGGTTCTAATTCTAAGAATATACCAAAGTCATGTAAGTTCAATTGTTCCAGCTCTCTAAGGGTCTCAACATTGAATGTGCTAATACTCTGTTTTAAAGCATTCGCTGTCAATGGGAATTTTAAAGAATCCGCAACTCTTAAAGTTATATTTTCGCATAACCTTAAAGTTAAATATAAACTAGCTTGGTTTATATGGCGTGTTGCCGTATTAGAACTAGCAGCTGCCATTTTTTGTAATCCTACTAATGAATCAGCATTTGGCATACTACCATCTCTTGCTTCATTTAATCCTGTAACATCACGTATCATTTGTAAGTAATATTGATATGTAGATATTAACGATTGTATTTTTGCACTTCCAGCTGACGTTTGTATTTCTTGAATAGGAACTCTTGCTGGATTACCAGAGCCATCTTGTGTCTGTGATCTACCAACAATACTACCAGTTTGGAAATACATATTCAATGCTTCCGCTGGATTGTAATTTGTGCCATTACCTAAATCAACTTCGGCTAAACCATCGACATCTATAAATACACCATCCGGTACCATTTTAGCTAATACCTGTTGTAGCTTAAGATGCGTTATTTGGATCATATCGGCAAAGCCTGTTATTCTACTAACTAATGATTCAATTCTACCTTTATACATTCTTGGCGCGCAAATAGCATAATTCATTGCTACCTTAGTTGTATCGGCAAATGGTCTTGTCATATTTTCTGCCAATTCCCATTTAAGCATTTTCTTATGGCCTAATATTTTAGCGCCACTGTACAATACCTCTATTGACCTAGAAGCCGTAGTGAAGTTGTCATTGGCTGGCGGATTGAAAGTATCTGGTTTTTGCAACGCTTTCTCTAAGCCAGATTCTGTTTGCTTTATTTTAAATACCTGATTTGAATATGTTTTGTATTCAAAATATAGAACTTGTATATTTGATTTGTCAACGTCCTGGCCGTTTGTACCTCTTGTGTAATTGCTATCACCTGGAAACTTTTCAATTTCTTTTAGATCATCCTCAGTTAAATCAGGGAATTGCTTTTTAAGTTCTTCTAAACTAACAGATTTTACTTCTCCAACATAATATATGTCTTCAAAGTTTGGATCTTCTGTGTAAGAATAAACTAAGTTAGCAGGGTTAACGTATTCTAATGTAATACCGTTAGCTGGGTTCCAGTTGCTTTTAGCCGCTCCAATACCTAATGTAACCAAATCATAATTTATTTTTCTATTCAATAAATCATATTTGTTTCTTGCGAGTACATTGTTTATTAATTCCTCCTCAGCAATTTCAACAGCTTCTTTGTATGATAATTGTAAATGTAATTCTAATTCGTCCATATCTTCCGGTAGTTTATCCGGATCTGGAGAATTAAACATATTAGTACCAAAGCTTTGTTTCATGTCTTGGTAAAAATCTTTATTTACCATGTCCTCAATTATATCCTTAGCGTATCTTGTCTTTTTGTTTATAGACTCAGGATCTTGAGCAAAAGCTTTTATTTTATAACTATTGCTTGAAATACCATTAACTACAATATCAACAAACTTTGGTATTACCGGAACCGGCTTCCAATCAAGATTAAGATATGATAAATCGCCATTCGTAGACATCTCGTCTTTATACTTAGCAACAGACTGTTCTCCTCTGGCATATAATCTTAAAGAATTAAAAAGACTCCAATTGGAACCCCATCTGCTTCCTACGCCATATCCAGCCTTATCTCCGCGAAACCATTCGTTCTCGATAGCTTTACCAACTTGCTGGCCGTATTCAGGACTTTGTTTTACCTCATCTGGTACAACCTGACTTGGGAAAGAACTATTACTATTAGTATAAATCATTTATTTTATTATTTTTGAATTATAACCTTGGTTACTGTATTTTTTAAAGTTTAATGGAACAGTACTCTTTTTAATATCCGCTGTAGGTACATACCGATGTCTATTGCAAGCCATAATGGCCAAACCAGAACTTATCGAGGCATCATGCTTTGTACGATTATTTATATTGAATCTTGCCCAGTCTTCTAATGTCTTTTGGAAATACATTGTTCCATACTCATCTCCATTCAAACCAATATGGTCTTCTATGTAACTTTCTATTGCTGCAGCGTGAGCTTGTACAATATCTTGTGATGAGTTGGGTATTCCGCCTATTTCCTTTTCAGTTACAGATAATTTAGAATAAACTTTATCAGGTCTATTCATTGAGAATCCTCTATAACCTCTTCTTTTAAAATGATATAGTAATCTAGGTTTGTTATTTTCAGCTAGTATTGGCATACCGTAGAATATGCAAGCCATTAAAACTTCTTCAAAGAATATCTCAGCTGTTTGTGGTCTAGCTATATATTCTAAGAAAAAATGATTAGCAGGAGCATCTTCCATTGAAAATTTGGTAAGACCGTGTAAAGCTCCATTAGATCCTCTTGTATCAACAGTCCCCGATATATCGTAACTATCACAACCAAAAGCTCCAACGTGCTCATTGCCAGGGTATTTAACACCATTCCTTAGTACTACTCTATTTTGTAGATGCGCAGGAGGTACCCACGATATTAAAAATCTACCGTCTTTATTAGGATAGAATTGAACTCTTGTATCAGGAATTCCATTCTCCCATTGAAAGCTACCTCTTGTTACTACACTTGTATTTCTTAAATCATCGTTATAATCTATTTGTTCGTATATACGAGTAAGATTAAATAATGATTGTTTTGCTTCATCTCTAAAAGCGTGTTGTTCTGTTCTAGGAAACTGTCGGTAATATTCGTTCAATCCATCAGGATCGTTCTTTAAACCTTCAACCTCATTTTGCCAGTGTTCAATAACGCCATAATCAATCCATGATCCATCAACACCTTTTATCGGTTTTTCTGGAGTGTCGAAGACAGGTACGCCATAAGAATCAATGAATCCCTCGTACGACCATTCCATAGGTATGAACAAACTATATAATCCTGAACTAGTCTGTCCATTGCGGTTTCTTTTCGTAACGTCTGAATCATAATATAGTTTCTTAAAGTTTTCTCCTCCTTTATCTAAAGCGTTTGATGTTGAACCCATCATACACTTACCAATAATCTTGGATCCTAAACGTAAACATGTTTTTGTTACACGCCAGTTATTTAATATATTGTCTGGTTTTTCCCATTTACCGCTCTCATCATGTACTAATAGCTTTAGCTTTTCACCATCATAAGAGTTATCTCCTGTGTTTTTCCAGTCAATTGTTGTATCCAAACCATCAAGCTCAATAAGCTCTTCGTTTGAATCTAATTTCTTTCTTGTAAATTTCGATGCAGGAATACGATATGCCAACTCCGTTTTAGGTCGGTCCATACCATCTTGGATAGGTTTAAAAAAGAAAGGGTAGTTAACAGATATAGGAACAACCTTGTCTGTAAACATTTTCTTAGCATCACCTCCTGATTTTGATAATATACCAAAACGCGCATCACTTGATATTGTAGCTTGGTTAACTAGTTCCGCAGATGACATAAATGAAAATCCAGAACGTCTATTCTTTAAATAGCACATTCCGTAACATCTATTATCTGCTATACACGCTTCCCAAAATATAAAGAACAATCTGTTTGATTCCCTGAAATCAGGCGCTCCAACGTCTATCTTGCTCCATTGCAAGTACATATAATGTGTACCGGTTATGTATGATGGTTTACCATTACTGTAGTAAAAGAAACCCTCATCTCTATATTTGAATTCGTAATCGATATAGTCATAATATCTTTCCTTAAAATGGTCAGGTTGCTTATTCCAATCGAATACACTTTTAATCTTTTCTAATTCTTTAGGATATGGAGCTTGTTCCCAATATTGTTCTTCTGGTTTCTCAGATCTCTTATAAACATCTTCTGCTAATGGTAAAGCTATCTTAAGATTTTGTATCTCATATATCTCACCAATCTTACCAGTCTTGCTTATAACAACTATATCGTGCTCTTTATCGTAACCGTAAGTCCAAAGCTTATGTTTGTTTTTATGGTTTATTACTTTTGGTTTTATATACTCATCGAGTACTTTAAACAAGGTTTGTTCATACATTATTTGGATCTCCCTTCTGCAAACCCTCTAAAAGGTTTTATCGCCTCTGCATCAGTAGGTTTATCTGCTAATGCTTTTTCCTCTTCATCAACCCTATTAAGAATTTCAAATGCATCAAATATTGCTAACTTTTTAGTAGCCGCTGCATTCTTAAGTCTATCAGCAGAAAGATCATCTTCACTTCCTATGATAGCTTCTTCTGCAACTTTAATTAATTCCTCAACTGCTCTGCGACCAGCTTGGATTATACTCAACTTCGCTTCCTTCGTAGTCATACTTAATTACAATATCATTTGATTTCATACAATATAATCGCTGCTGATCTATAATAAATTCGAATTCTCCATAAGGAGTATATCCAACTAGATCACCAGGATTGATTTTAAGCTTGTTTAAGGAGTCATTTCCATACTTTAGTATTCCAATAAGCTTCCTTTCTTTTTCTAAGCTAAAATCGTCATTATTTTTTATAGGCATAACAAAACATCTATCAGCAAATGCTTTCCATTTACCAGTATCACCATACATATATATCTGATCAGGTTGTACAAAGTACATATCTTCCATATAATATGATCTACTATTTTTTTGTCTGCCTTTCATGTCGTAGAATCTCCTAAATACGTTGTGGTGAATTATTACTTTATCGCCAACTTTTATATCTGTATCATAAGCAAGTGGCACATTCACGACTTCAGCCATGTTATTAACCGCTCTAAATGATTCGATGCGTGTATTTAAGATTAGTTCTTTACCATCAACCATCTTGGAATTATCATATCGATCTCCAATGGGTTTGACTATAAAATCACTAAATGCTTTCATTAATATTCTAGATCAAATTCAACTGATATAGCCATGTTAGAATTAAATTTCTTCCAAGGCATTACTTCATCAACTTTCTTAATATAGATATTATATGAGTTATCAATTTCATCAAACAGTATATGGGAGATTTTATGTCCCCCGTATACTTCTTGATGTATTGCGTAGTGCATAGCGTCGTTTTTATAATCAGATCCAATACTTATCTTTCTTATAACGCTACTCATTACTCACTTTTTTGCTCTACTTCTTGATAAGATCCATCTTTCAAATCGATACTGATAGCTCCGTACTCTGCTTCGAGTTCTGCTTTTGTTTCTTCAATCTCTTTATTGACATCAGCCAAAGCATGTAACATAGCGTGTTTCTGTGCTTCAGCAGCACCAATATCAGCTAACATTCTTTGTAGTCTAGATTGTTGATCTTGAATCTTCTCTAATTGTTCTTTTGTAATTTGTTTTACTACTTCCATTATATTTGATTTAATTGTTATATTTATTTAATCACGTAAACCCTAAGGTTTTTATTGTTAATCCTCTATTTTTACTTTTCTTCCCGGATTTAGTTTTTGCAAATTGTCTTCAATTTCTTTTCTTCTTCCTGGATTTTGAATCATGTTCTTTTTTGCTTTGTAAGTCTGAACCGTTTCTCCGTCTCCGGTATTTGCTAGATTACTCTTTTCAACATAGCTTTTATACTTACCTAAATCAAGTTCTACATTCTTTGTTGTAGACGACGGGGCAAATGTTTTCATTCCTTCTTCTGTAAATTCTACCCCAGTAGATCCTTTAACAGCCTCTATAGCTTTTTTACCATAAGACTTTGTTGTTGTAGTTACATTCCCAGATTTATCAGTAGAAACATCTGCTGGCAAGTCTTTAGTTTTTTTCGTAGGATCTACCGCTTCTTTCATTGGTGAGCTACATTTCATTTTAAATGCACTAGCAAGTTTAAATATTTTGTTCATTTTTTTTATTGTTTGTTGTTTTTATTTGACCAAGCTTCTTGTTCCCATGGTAGGTTCTTAGCGCCTTCGCTCATTTCTGACCTAGGATACACTTTACCTTTCCAATATACATTATTATTATCGTATGCTAACTTTTTGTTCGGATCTTTCATTTGATCTAAATGAACCATCTCATGTGATATTGCAGACTTAAGCGCTGACCCTTTTAATTTTTGGTCAACATAAATACTCCCGTCCATATTAGCTTCCGCATTTATACCATCCTCCAATTCTTTTTTTACAATAGTAGGCTTAAGATAATTTAATAATGGATTTTCTATTTTGAAAGCCATTTTATTTGCCTTTTGCTCTATTAGTAATTGGCCTAGGATCGTATTCTGGGCGCATAAGTTTTAGTTTCATTCCGTTTTTACCTGAACTACTTCCCTTTTCTTTTGGGAAATCGTTTAATTCAAGTGGTCCGTCAAGTAAAGTTTGACCTCCAACACCAGCTACTTTAGAACTTGGTACAGAAGGAGTAGTTTCGTTCTGGTTAAATTTCATAATTAATAAGTTTGTTGATTATAAGTTGTCGGTGTTGCAATTCCTGCTTGAGGCTGTTGCGGTACATTAACCATTCTGTCAAATGATCCCACTACTGGTGTACCAAACATATTTGTCATAGTATTTTGTGTAGCTGGATTAAAGTTAACAGGAGCACCTGATGGTTTAATACCAGGATTAAATGTTTGTACCGGCGGTTGCGCGTTAAGATCTTGGCTGAAAGCTGGATCAATTTGAGCGTTGTTCATCATGTTTTTCTATTGTCTTTGTTAACGTTATCTATTGCTTTTTGCAATACCGTATCTGAGTACGTCTTGCCTCTCATTATAGTATTCCTTCTTTCACTAGTAGGAATATCTTCTTCACCGAGCATTATACGGTACATTTTATTTATTAGCTGTTTGCACTTAAAGGAAACTTTATATATGTTGTATTTTTGTGTTGTCCTGTTTCTTTCTCTCCATACAGTTATCCAACCCTCTTTTAACAAATTGTTCCAGCGCTTACTATCCCAGCTATAAGCATATGTACCCATCATATAATCCTGCTTGGTAAATAGATCCAAACAATCAAAGAATATTAATAACTCTAAGTCTGAATCTGTTAAGTTGTTATTACGGCAAGCCCATCTACGTATAACTCTATAATGTTTAAGCAATCCAATATCTTTTATATCTTTTGCTTCTAAACGTCTCATAGAACTCCGATTATATCTTCTTTACGTATAACTTTGTAATCAACTTTATTTATTTCTACACCGTGCCCAGCGTGCTTATCATATTTGATACGCATTCCAGGACTAAGAACTTTTGAATCTATTTCATCTCCAACAGAGATTACTGTAGCGTTTCTATAACGGATGTTTTCTTTATCTTTTTCAAGTAGTAAAATACCACCTTTTGTTTTTTCTGCAACCTCTTTATCAGGTTCGATTATGATCACTCTACCTATTGCTACCATCGATTCTAAGATTATTGATTACACAATCTGTCGATAATATAGTAGTAGCCACTGACGATGCATTCTTTAAAGCACTTTTCGTAACCAATAATGGATCAATAATTCCAGTTTCAATCATATTAACAACATCTCCTGAAATTACATTAAGTCCATATCCTTCTTTAAACATGTTAAAATCGGTTGGGAACTCATCAATACCCGCATTAGATAATATTGTCAGAAACGGTGCTCTAATCGCGTCTAATAATACAAGCTCCTCGTTTGATTCGATTGTATCTTTTAAAATATTAGAAGCATTCAATAAAGCGATACCTCCTCCAGGTACAATACCTTCTTTGATAGCTGCTTTAGTTGCACAAATAGCATCTTCAACTCTATCCGCTTTTTCTTTAAGTTCTAATTCAGAATTAGCTCCTACTTTTACAATAGCAACTTTTGCGGATAATCTAGCTAGTCTTCTTTCAAGCCTAATAACTTCTCCCGGTGCTTTTGTATTGTCAATTTGATTTTTAATATCTTCTATAAGCTGTAGAATGTCTTCTGACAATTCGCCAACCTGTAATATCGTATCTGAATCAGTAGTCACACTTTTAATACAAGAACCTAAATGTTCAACAGATATTAAATCCATATCATCGCCTAAGTCTTCGTTAATAACTGTAGCTCCAGTAAGCAAAGATAAATCAGATAACATATCTTTTTTGTTAACTCCGTATGTTGGTGCATTAATTACATTCACCTTCATATTACCTTTAACTCTGTTCATTGCTAATACAGATAAAACACTTTGTTCTACGTCTGCAATAATAAGCAATGCTCTGTTTGATTTTATTGTGTATTCTAATACTGATTGTATTTGTCTAATCGTTTCAATTGGCGATTCTACAATTAATACTAATGGATTTTCTAATACAGCTTCTCTTTTGTTTTTATTATTAACAAAGTGTGAATTAACTAATCCTTTATCATATTGTACACCATCGATTATTTCAATCTCAGTATCGGTGCCTCCAGTAGTCTCCATCATCACAACTCCAGTTTCTCCAACGGATCTAAATGCATCGGCAATAATTTTACCAAGCTCTTTATCGTTGTTTGTTGAAATAGTGGCAACGTGATCAATCATATCCCCTGAAACAGGTATTGCGATTGACTCTAAGTACTTAACTACTTTATCAGTCGCTCTGTCAATACCATCTTTTAATTTTCTTTGGTTTGCTGGCGGTTTAACTGAGTAAGCTTGCTCTAATATAGAATGAGCTAATACGGTTGCAGTAGTTGTTCCGTCACCGGCTTCTTTAACTGTTTTTCTAGCAGCTTCTTTCAATAGTGTAGCTCCCATATTTTCAATAGGATCTAATAGTATAATACTATCGGCCACCGAAACACCGTCTTTTGTTATAATTGGTTTACCTTGATTATCCTCTAGCATAACGCATTTACCACTTGCCCCAAGTGTTGAACTTACAGCAGAAGTCAATTTGGTTATGCCTTCAAAAACCTTAAGTCTAGCTTCTTCGCCAAAGCTAAGGTTTTTTACAATTGCATCTGTCATAATTGATTTGATTAAATTAAATTTATTACTTATATTATTACGTGGTAAAACGTTTTTTTAATTCTGGCCTGACGAAAGTCTTGTATTAGGAATCTGTATATAGTTTGTTGGTTTTCCATTATTAAAATATACTAAAGACAAATAACGCACTCCATTTCCATCTTCCATAAATACACTATTAGCAGGTCCATTTATGTAATATGCCCACCATCCGTTCGTAATGAATGGAGACGAAGCGCTTTGGTCATTATGGAAACCCTCATATATTTCATTTGCAGAGCTTTCAGGATTTACTCCAGCGCTGTAATTATATTTTAATTGGTGGTTTAACGGGAATGTAGCGTTGCTATCTGGTCCTGTTATTCCTAATTGCTGTTCACCTGTTCCACTTGATATAGCTAATTGTTGATCAGCTGTGTACTCTAGTTCAATCTGCTCTGATTGTGATGGATATTGACTTACACTTGACGATATTAATCCAATAGAATAACTAGTGAAAGAAGCAGGCACATTATTAACATATCTAATTCCAGAGTCACCACCTCTCCATATAAGCACGCCTTGGTCATTATACCAATTCAAAACCAGCTGTCCGGCTATAATACCTATTTCAATTCCAATCTGGCCATTCGCGTGCCTAAATCTTAACGCATTGTCGTTTCCATTATTAATAGATAAACCATTCCAAGTTGCAGAAGGGTATGCCGGTCCGCTTCCTGGCGTAATTAATGTATCAGCAGTTGTAACGCCTGTCATTTTCACTTGACCGTTTTCAACAGTAAATGGTGATACAGCAGTTGTACCATTATATACTTTAAACGAGTCAGCGGTAAATGCAATTTGAGACGTAGTTCCATTTGACAATAACTTCATAGAAGCAATTCTACCATTAGCATCAACAGATAAACCATAACTAGCGTTTAGTTTTCCGTCAATACCAGCTATTGTATTCTGAGCTGTTGTAATTGAAGCCGTTTGCCCATTTACAGTTGACGTAAGTGTGTTTATAGTATTATTTACTGTTTGCAAAGCATTTGTTCTTGTATTTGCTTCAGTTGTTATACTACCAGATAACGTATTATAATTGTTTGTTACTGTTGTGCCTAATGTTGTAATAGCCGATGCCCTGGTTGATGCTTCATCCGTTATTGCTGTATTAAGCGTTGTAATCGCTGCCCCACGATTAGTAGCTTCCGTATTTATTGCAGCAGTAAGCGTTGTGCCTAACGTAGCTCTAGCCGTAGATTCATTTGCTATTGCTGTATTTAGCGTATTAACAGCTGCTTGTCTATTTGTTGCTTCAGTAGCTATCGCCGCATTTAATGATGTAGCTAATTGAGCTCTAGATGTTGACTCATTTGTTATAGCCGTTTGCACTGATGTTATTGCAGCTTCGCGAGCTGTAGTCTCATCTGATATTGATGCGCTAAGTTCCGTAGCTAATTCAGCTCTTGATTCAGCCTCTGTAACCAAAGCTGTTTGCACTGATGTTATAGCTGCTTCTCTTAACGTTGTTTCATTCTCTATTGATGCTATTAATTCCGTTTCTAATTCCGCTCTAGCCTCTGTCTCGTTTACTAATGCAGTATACACGCTATCAATAGATGCGTTACGGTTAGATGTTTCAGTGTCTATCTTTGCATTCAAAGCTATCCCTAATGAAGATCTAGCTGATACTTCGTTTGAGAATGCTTCTGTAAGTAAAGCGACGCTTGAGTTAATAGATGTTGTTTCGGTATCAAGCTTCGTATCTACTTCAGCTGCTAATTCCGCGATTGTCTCACTTAACCTTAATTCAAGGTCTGAAACTAAGTTTCTTATTGTAGTTGCGGTTATGCCAGACAAAGCTATAAAGTCTTCTTCTTCTACCGCTTCGCTATTACCGCCTATTGTAACACCTTGCCTTGTGAACAAATGTTTGTCTTCATTTATTGCTACAACTAGCACATGGTATCTAAGTACCTCAACGTCAGGGTTTAATGAATTAACAAACTCCGCTGGCGTAGAATATTGATCTCCTTCATAGCTTATTTCATGATACTTTAAAAGGCCTCCCGTTTCAGGTGACAGTCCTTCAAGCATAAATCTACGTACAGCGTTTATTTTATAATTTTTAACAGTAGCGACTTTTTTGTACACTTCTGTACCGACAAGCATTGATGTATTATCAACACGACCCGCTACGTCAAAACTATTTAGTCTACTCATTAGATTCTATTTAAAATTTTTTAAAAAAGGAAACATAACGCTTCCGTACTTTTCTAATAGCCATATAATAGCTATTGGTACTAATAACCAAAGATACATCCAATAGTTTGCTTTCTTGTCGACTTTCTTAACAAACACTTTTTTAGACTCTGCTCTTTTTACATTTAACTTTTTTACAGAAGAGACTTTAGCTATATCTTTGGTTTTATCTATCTTAACAGTCTTTTTCTTCTTTGACTTTATAATAGTATTAGTATAAGACTTACCGTCAATAACCATAGGTTTTAAACTATCGATTGGTTTGTATTCTAATTCTTCTTCAGTTTCTACTGTAGCTACGTTTGCTTCTTTAACATAAGTACCGTCAACTTTAACAACAACAGAACTATCTACTTTTGTTTCGATAGCTATTTTTGATACATCGACTTTTCTAGAGGCACAAGAAACTAATAGTAATAAACTAATAATTAATATAAGACGTTTTGCCATTTTTTCTGATTGCTTTAAGTATTTGTTTTCTTTGCCTACCAGTTGACTCGTAAGACACATGAACCCAGTCTGGATTTTTATCTGTACCAAACTCCCATATCAATTGATCGAATACCAAATTATCTTTTATATAATTAAATATTTGAGCATTTGTAATGCCTGTTCCATCCATATCAATATCCATAGCTTCACCTGAACAGTGCTGACTTGTTGTGGCTCCTTTTATAGCCTTATTAAGGGCCAAACTTCTGTAACCTGAAGATATACGTATCGGAGACTTAAAGTGTTCTCTAATGGGCTGGAATACGTTCTCGGCTAACTTTTTCATGTTAGTTAAGTGGCCTTCCGTTGGAGCATTAGTAATTCCTCTTCTTTTTGCTTCGTTACTGATAGTCATTTCAGCAAGCGATAGATTTTTAGATAATTGCATTAGCTTGTTAGTTGGTTTATATCGTCTTTTGTTTCTTTAGCTCTATTTAGTGCTTTTTTCAACAACGCCCACATATCAATACTAAAAGTTTCTTCTATATTTTCTTTAACAGATACTAGCTCAACAAATATTAAAACTATTGCACATACTTTAGTGAACATAAACTCAAAACCAAACGCATGCTTAACAAATTCATTGAGAACGTATTTATCCATAACAAATAAAAACAATATACATATTTCGTATAATGCCATTTTACTTATTACGTTAGATAACTTTCTACTACGAATACTTGACCATCCGTTTAATCTTACGCTTTTAAATATACCTGTAAAAGTATCTAATATTATTGAAGCTCCAACAGCCACAAGTAAACCATATATAGGCACAAACAATAATAATATAGACGTTATGATGTAATTAATATATCGCATTATCTTCCTTGGCCTTTATATGATTTCTTATAATTTTTTGATTCCTTAATGCTAGACGTTTTTGTTTTAGCATGAACTCCAGGTCTACTTATTTTTTTCTTCTCTAATTTAATAGATTCGTTTTTTACTTTTGCCATTATTTTTGTTTTATTTATACAGTACAGTCAAATTGAGTTGGTAAATTTAATTGCACCATAACTGGATTGTTAATTAAGTAAATTGCATCTTCGATTTGTTTTTCCATTGCCGGAACGTCTAAAACTGATTCCAACCAACCAACTACAATTTCCTCGGTTAACTCTTCGAAAGGAATATATCCCTCTGCTTCAGGAGCTGGAAAACTTTGCGCTCCGTAAATATCACTTGAAACATTATTTTCGTCTGTTCCTATTAATCTCCAATGTACTGTTTGAACTACATTTGTTAAACCGTCTTCGTCAATTACGCAATCCATTGGATTAACGTTCCATTTAAAATTTATCATATTATTTGTTTTTTAATGTGTCTAATTCTGCTTTTAACTCTTGTATGCTTTTGATAAGTACAGTAACTATTTTACTATAATATACCCCTTGCATATCTTTTCCGTCTTTAACTCCTGTTACTGCGTAGTTAATTACTGATTGTAATTCGTTTATTTGGAATTGCTGTTCTTGAATAGCCTTAATTAAGATGGCAACTAGTTTATATTTCATTTATTACCACTCCCAATAAACTAATTACTAAATTATTAGCTTGTTCTTGATTAATTTCTTCATTATCTGATACTATTTGACCAGAGTGTAATACTTTATATGGATAGGTTCTATCCTGTATTACAGTTGTTTGTGATGTATCAGATAAATTATAGAATATTATGCCTTGACTGACAATAACTCTTAACTGGTTAGCTGTTCCTAACCCTAAAGGAAATTCAATTGGTTGTATGTTCATGATTTTTAGTTTATTATATTATTTAAAGTTATTCCCATGGAGGTGGACAGAAACTATAAATTTCCCCCCAATAAGATAATGAAAGACCAAAATCTAGCTGATATCCAAAGTAAACAAATTGCTCGATCCACAAATCATAATACCCGAAACCAAAATATATATCACCTGTACAAAGTATATAAGTAGCACCACCATCAAATGACCTATACCAATTCTCATCACTTCCCTGATATAATTGATAACTACCTTCACACGGGTCAAAAGTATATCCATAATCATAAAAAGTATAAGTTGGTCCAGGGCTATAACCGTAAAACTCACTCATATAATCGGGTGCATATTTACCAGCTATTTGACTTAATTGTCTAAGCGAAGAATTAGAAACTCCTAATTCATTTCTAATCATAGAAATAGATAAGGGAGCAGGATAGTAAGGTAATGCCATTATTTTGTTAATTTATTTATTAATAACTCTAACCTTTCTATCTGTACTTGTTGTTCTTTGATTGATTCTATTAATAAAGCTGTAAGCTTTTCATATTTAACGGCTTTATAACCATTATCTCTTGTAGTAACAACCTCTGGCAATACTGCTTCAATCTCTTGAGCAATAACTCCTACATCATGTCCTTCATAAGTGGTTTGTTTATTATTCCAATCAAATGTATATCCTCCAATTTTTTTAACTTTTTCTAATGCATTTTTTATTGGTAATATATTATCCTTTAACCGTATATCAGATGATGCATAAGCTATTACGTCTCCATTAGAATATATTGAATCAATAGCAAGAATACTACCATTTACTTGTAATTTATAATCTCCAACGTCACCTGTTGTACCAATTAATACCTTTCCCCCGCTCGTGATTCGCATTTTTTCACCTGTAGTATAATCATAACTAAAACCAAATCTGATATTAGTATCTCCTGCTATAACGTGACCGCCACTACCTCTACCTGTAAACATAGCAGTTTCGTAATTATTAACCACTTTCATTCCGTTAGTGTATTGAGCTCCTGTTGTATCTAATAAGAAACCATTTCCAACCCCAATTGTTCTTACATTACCATCTACAGTTAATTTTTGATTTGGCAAAGTTGTTCCAATTCCTACGTTTCCGTTATCACTTAATGTCATAATTCTTGTAGAACCTTGACTAAAATATATTGGTGCAACTGCTGCAGCCGATGATATTTCAGGAGCGCCGTTTGAGTTTATAATAAAATTTAATCCATTATTAGATGTACCAATAGACATAACTGTTGCTGTTGTTGATACAGCGTTTGCTACAGAAAGTCTTGCACTTGGTGAAGTAGTTCCGATTCCTACGTTGCCACCTGAAGTGATAGTCATTCTTCTTGTGTTGTTAGTATTAAAAGCTAACATAGCATTTGCAACGTTATTTAATATGGCATTCCCTGCACTATCAAATTGACCAATTAAAAATTCATTTGGACTAAATGGCTCTTTTTGTGATATTTGTGTACCTACAACTTGTAAAGTTCTTGTTGGCGATGAAGTTCCAATTCCTACGTTGCCGCCTGAAGTGATACGCATATATTCTGAGTTTGTACTTCCATTATATAAACCTACCCCCCAAGCATTTGCCCCTGATGGCATACCCTCCCAAAAATTACCT